GGTGCGATTGCGGAACTGCAGCGACCATGCCTCATCCTGTGCATTTAGCCCAAACTTGAGCCGCTGCGTGTAGCCATCGCCAAACTGCACGGTGCGTACGTTTGTGTTGTAGCGCAGATCAGCGGTGAAGTCGGGGATCCAAATGAACGTGGTGGCATCACCGGCCGGCAGCGCTGGGTTGGTGGCGCCTGGGTCGTACTGCAGCTCAAACTCAGCATCAACGCTCCTGTAGTCGCACGACTCCAGCTTGATGCCCCATTCGCTGCAGCGAAACTGCGCTGTCTCGCCAAATGGAGTCACCCACTCAAATGACTCTTGCCCATCACGCGCACGCAAGAATGCATCGATGCCGTTGGCGTCGCTGATGCTGCGATTACTGAACCGCAGGTTCCATGTGTCGCGGAACGGATTGATGCCAAATGTCGTGCGCTGTTCATAGGCACCGAGCCGCGTTGTGCGCACGCGCGGGCGTGAGCTCTCAGTGGCTGGCCGGTCTGGCGTGTAGGTGAAGGTGCTCATGCTGTCAACAGACCACCAGGGCGCTTCTGTTTGATCAGCTCTTGCTGCACCGCTGCAGCGATGGCGCGGCCAAGCTGGCCGGCTTGCTGGTCGTTGCCTTGCACGCTGCTGCCGCTGGCGTCAACGTTGACGGTGACGTTGGTGCCGCTGCTAATCTGATTGTTAGGCACGATCATGCCGGTGCGGCCTGGTACGAACAACTCAGGGCCGCGCTCACCGACTAGGTAGGGGCTGCCGCCCATCACCGGGCCGCCGTTGGCGCGAGCACCTACGGCCAGCCCAGGAATTGATGTAGCCAAGGCTCCGGTGCCGGTCAAGGCACCGCCAGACACGGGGGACAGGAAGGTCTTAATCGCGCTGATGGCCTGTTCGATCACATAGATCCTGATCAGCTGACGAGCGATGTCCTGCAGCGCACCGGCCGCAATCCGCCGCAAGCTTTCACCCCAGTTCTCGGCACCGGTGATCAATCCATCAAATGCCGATGCCAGGCCCTGGCCGAGGGTGTTGGCGATGCCATCGGCAGCCTCAGCCTGCTGCTCCATCGCGGTCTTCACCTCGCGCTGCTTTTCGGCTTGGATGCCCAGGCCTTCCAGCAGCTTCTGCTGCGCCTCAAATGCCAGGCGGTTCAGCTCTCGCTCAATCTCGCGCTGATTGGCCACCATCTCTACCTTGTTTTGGTAGAGGATCGCCTTCTGTGCCTCGAGATCGTTTTCGCGTGCCAGCTCTTGCGCGTAGCGGTATTTGATGTCCAGCTCGCGCTCTTGACCGCGGAGCCGGGCTACCAGCATCTGATCGCCGGCCTGCTCTGCTGCAGCGATGCGATCCTGCTGCTCAGACTTGAGCTTCATGATCTCGGCCTCAGCCATGCGGTCGCGGATGACACCAGCGACACGCTCGCGCTCCTTAAGGGCTGCCTCGGCGGCGCGCTCGGATTCTTTGGCTGCGGTGTCTTTTTTGGCTCTCGCGCCACCGCCACCGCCAGCAGCTGCAGCATCTGCCCCGGCTGTCGGCAGGGTCACCGCCACCGTTGCCGCAGCCTGTTGGCCAACAGCCACGTCTTGCTGCAGTCGCCTGAGCTCAGCGCGCAGACTGGCCAGTCCTGTGCCTGCTCCGCTGCGTTGGCCGCCACGGCCACTACCACCGCCTGCTTGGCCGGCCCGTTCTTTCTGCTGACGCTCAGCCAAGCTGATTTCCTGCTGTAGCTCAACAATTCGATTGCGGGCTTTGGCCATGTCCGCAGCACCGCCACCACGCGCCGCGGCCCCGACTGATTGCGTGAGCTTCTGTGATTCCGTGCGGTAACTGCCCAACGCCACAGCCGCAGCGGTAATACCAGCCGCCAGCGCAATCCACGGGCCGGCCGCAATTAGCGACGCCCATGCCGCGCTGGTTGTGATTGCAGTCACGCCCTGCATCGCAAACTTCAGCGCCACAAATCCAGCAGTGAGCCCCACTAGCGACGCCGCAAATGTCTTCACCGGGCTGGGCAGATTGTTGATGGCAGGCAGCAGCTGGTTGCCTAGAACGTCTGCGCCTTGAGTGATGACAGCAACAAATGGTTTCAGGGCATCCTCAATCATTGGGCCCATTGCCTTCTGCACGTCGTACAGCTTCTCTCCCATCGTGTCCAGAGCGCCAGCAAATCCACCAGCCGCCGCAACAGACGCACCGCCGTATTGCTTTTCCAGCTCCTTGAAGATCAGCTGCTGCGCCTCAGCAAGCCTGCCGGTGTTCTCCAGTTCTTTAATGACATCCTTCTGCGCGTCAGTGAACTGGATGCCGGAACGGGCCAGCGCTGCCACACCTTGCGTTGGTGCGTTTAATGCCTTGGCCAACTGCATCATTGCGGCTTGCACATCAGTCCCAGAGATCTGCGCCACATCAGATGCAGCCATGGCAACACGGCCATACTGCTCAACTGCAATGTTTCCAAAGGAAGTCAGCAAGCCAAATCCTTTGTTGAAGTCTTCCTCATTGAATAGCGTCTGTTCGCCAAGGTCGGAAGCCAACTGTTTGAGCGGCTCCAAACTTTGCGATGCGCTGCCGCCCAAATTCTTTAGTCCTTGCTCTAATGCCAAAATGTCGGCTTGATATGCACCGAAGGTATCCATCACACCCTTCAACGCACCGCCGGCAGCAAGCGCCGTCAACGCGCCGCTCAGTGCGCCAAATCCACCCACTAGGCCACCGACGCCACTGGTCAGTGCGGTTGCGCGTTTATTGACAGCGTTCAGCGAGTTGCCCAGCTTGCCAAGCTGCGGCAAACCAATGACCTTTGCATTGATCCTGAGCAGCGCATCGAGGTTCATCGCCATCAGCTTGCCCTCTTGCTCACTGCTGCCAGCACCGCCGCTTCCATGATCTGCAGATCCTCCAAGGCAGCCCGCGGGTCTTGTACTGCATACAGGCTAATCACCCACTGCACCGCGCCATAGTCCAGCCCAACAGGGCCGTTCATCCCAACACGCCACTGCGTCTGCACACGCAGGAACAGCTCGACCGCTGGCCAGTTCTCTTTCCAAATCTCAAACGGCTCGGGCTCCTCTGGCTCCTGCGCCGGTAACGCAAGGCCAAACGCAGCGGCATCATCACCGCTGCGATCATCCACCACCCTGCCGCCATTGAGCCAGTGCTCAGCGGCCTCGATCAGTTTTTTGCTTTCGCCCCCTGCAGGCTCTCAAAGTATTTGGCCACGATGGCGGTGGCCAGCATCGGCACATCAAGCAGCTGCTCGAGCGCAGACTCGCTGAACGGCACGTCCTCGTCGTCATCGTCCTTGATGCCAGACCAGCCCACGAGCACCTCGCGGGCAATGTCCAGATCAGACACCTCTTCGGTGCGCACCTGTTTTTTGATCTCATCCAGCCGTGACTGGCTCAGACGGCAAAACTCAGCGTCGAATGTCTCGCGCTTGAACTTCCCGCCGTCGATCGGTACGTCAAAGCTGACGGGCCAAGAGAACCGATCGTCACGCTTCAGGATGAAGGGCATCAGGTGTAGACCAGCGAGAACTCGTCGTTGCCTGCAGTGCTCGGCACGCAGGTGTAAGGGATGGTGAGCATGTGCACGCCATCCTGATCAGAGTAGGTCACATCACCGATGTCAACGCGAGTGGATGCAAAATCCACGATGTTGCCGGCAGTCTGGCCATGCTGGAACAACAGGTTTCCGAGCGTGCCATCGCTCAGCGCAGCGGTGAAGTAATCCTTCTGCGCAATGGTCGGCGCCTCGATGGTGACGCTGCCCGTTGCAGCGCGATCAGTCAACAGCACCTCTTTGGTGCAGCCCACCAGCTCGCGGTAGATCAGACTGTTGCCGATGTCGAAGCTGACGGCCTGCATACAACCGCTGTAGCTCAGCAGCTGGAACCCGCTGGTGTTGCCTTCCTTGAACACCACTGGCGTTGCCTGATCGGCATAGGTCACCGATGGCAGCGCCGTATCAGTCGGGGCGTTGTAGATGCCCGTGAAGGTGAAGTCGATCGTTGGAATCTCACCTACAGCACCGCCAAGTGCAAAGGTGCCGCGGGCGCCAGTCACCTTGTGCCGCACGCCGTCGATGTTGTAGTAGATGGTGCAGCTACCAAAGCTGGCGCTCACCGGTGCGTAGGTGACGCTTGTGCTGGCCACCACCGTCTCAGCCATGCCGCAGGCCAGCAGTGCCTTGCCGTAGCGCGGTGCGGTGCCTGCAGCGCCGGAGCCAGCCAGCTCAACGCTAAAGGTCACCTCGACGCGAGTGTTAGCCAGCAGCTGCTCCGATGCACCAAGGTAGGGGCGCACCAAGTCACGGCTTACGGTGTCACTCTGCAGCGGGGTGATGTTCAGATCCCGCACGAGCACCGCGTCTACGCCGGTTGGCGTCGGGTCGGTCCCATATGTCCCTTCCGATTCCAGGAGAATCAGCCGTTTGCGAGTCAGGAGTGGCATCGTTCGTCACCGAGGGTAGGGTCCGCTTGATCAGTGTCCGGCGGCCTGTTTCAGGGTCAAGGATGTAGGAGCCACCCTGCCCGTGGTATTCGTCCATCATGTTAGGTCAGCCACATTGGTGCGATAGCGCACGAGGTAGTCCAAGGTGATCACTCCGGCAGGCTGATCAGCCTCGACCATTTCAAAGCCGACGTTTTGCGGCTGAACATCAATGGCATAACCGCCAAGCGTCAAATCGGCCATGATCTTGCTGTGCGCACTCTCAACGATCGGATCAGCCAACTGGTCTGGCACGTTGCCGCGAACGATGATCGCCACGCGCACCGTCAAGCTCCAGTCCAAAGTGGGCAAGCTGGTGTTTTGCTGCGCTTGATCAGTGATCGGCTCAACGACGATCGCCGGGCTTTCAGCACGTGCAAAAGGTTCAACCCTGCTGCGGTAGATGCGGGTGCCAACGCCAGTAGTGCCTGCCAGCGTGGTGACGATGGCGCTGAGTATCTGTTCACGTTTAGTGCTCATTGGTCTTACTGAGTCACGCCGTTGAGAACGATAATCCAGCCGCGAGACTTGAGAGTGCTTACTGCTGAGCTGATGCTTGGCGTGCCGCTACTGGCGTTGTAGTCGATGGTGATGGTGACGCTAGTGCCGGTACCAGATGGAGACCTGCCAGAGGTAGCGATGCTGTTGAGGATATTCTCTACGCTCGTAGCAGACAGCGAAGTACAACCAAACCAAGCATAATAAAAACAGTTGCTTCCAGGTGTTGCGGTCCAGTTATCAAAGAAATTAGCAGGGAAGTTTACTAAGTTTGAGCAGCCAAACCAAGCAAAATTA